TGAACAAGAAATGAATTTAGTCAAATGGATATGTTTTGCCATCATGTTCGCAGGTGCTGTGGTAGTCAGTTTCAATCTGGATCCCATCGCAGGTATTATATTGTTGTTTGCGGGCAATGCCGCTTGGTTGGGCACTGCGGTATATCATAGAGATTGGCCCAGTGCTGCCAACTTTGCCATGTTGGCCACAGTATGGTTGGTTGGATGTGTGAAATATTATACAGGGAGTTGAATAATGGCTAGTATTATTTCTGTAGCAATTATTTTGTTGATTGAATTTGGAACCAAGGTGTAATCATGTGGGCATTGATAATTGCATTTGTAGTTGACATTGCGCCACCTGAATCCAAATACATTCAGTTGGCCGAGACAAAAACATACCAAGAGTGTAGAGATTTGTCTAAGATATTAAAAGCCCATGGACTTACTGATGGTGTATTCTTATTCTGCGTGGAGAGACAATGATATTTGCATTAGGCATGATAGTGGGCATTTTGTTAGGCATAATAATTTACTTTTTGATTCGTCGCTGATGGGCAATCTACTAGGACAAATAGCATGATTCAATTTGAATGGTTTGTATACGGTGCCATGTTTGGATTTGTGGCGCCTTACGTCTGGCCTTTGATCAGCCGTTGCATTGAAGAAGCACGTATAGCACGAAGAGACTGGCCCAAGAGCAATGAACACCATTGATCAAATCATCAACAGGATCAAGCGTCTAGAACCATTTGTGGTCAAAGTATCTGTTCCTGAAGGTTTTGCATTTTCGGGTGCAGTGCCGTTTGACATGGAAATTGTGGGATCAACTGCCATGGTCACTGTGTGGGCCGCAAGCGAAGCAGAAGCTGTGCGCAGAGCCGAAGAGTTCTTCCAAAATACACCATAAAATATTTCGTTGGTGTTTTCTTGTCTTAAATATTTGTATGGAAAATATTCAACTCACACTAGCCGATTTGGCATCAATCAAAAACTTAATCGAAGCTGCTACCGAACGTGGTGCTTACAAGGCTGCTGAATTAAGTGTTGTAGGTGGCATCTATGACAAGCTGACTGCTTTCTTAGCTGCATCACAAGCACAATTGGCTGCACAAGCCGAACCCACACAAGGAGCATGACAATGTTAAAACACATAGGACGACACGGTGACCGCAAGGTTGCAATCATATTTAGAGAACTGCCCGGCGAGGACCACATGTGCCTGGTGATCTACCCTGACACATTGCCCACTCACATTCATAACACCATTATGAGTATTTTGGAATCAGCTCCTGGACAACAGAGTCCTAACTTGGCAGATGTGTTGCATCGTAACCTGTTGCCGGATGGTAGAGTTATTTTACAAGCCTTGCACAACGAAGGCATGTTAAAGAAGATTCAAACCAATCAGGTGATTGTTACTCCCACAGCACAAAGCAACGTCAAGCTGGATGAGCTGAACAAGATTGTGAAGGAAATGGAATCAGGTGATGCAGCTCTCAAACGCATGCAGGAACTGGATGCCAACGCTGGCTTTGTGGATCCTGTTGTGAAACGCAAGGCTGAAAAAGCATTCAAAGAAGGACGTCTGTCCGAAGCCGAAGCCTTGGTTGCTCCTGCCACAGGCGCACTGGATGATCAATCACTGGCGGCCAACATGCTGGCACAGGCCAAACGCATGGAAGCGGATGCCAAAGGTCTAGTTGCCGAAGCTGCCAGAATGAAAAAGGAAGCACAAAAGATGTTCCCTGCTGTGAACATGAAAGCTGCTAAAACTGCACCCGTGGCTCCTGCCGTTGAACAACCTGCGCCTAAAACACGCGGTCGTAAGAAGGCAGTGGCTGATGCAGTTCAGTGATGAGTTCCTGGAACGGTGGGAACACATCATTGACGATGTAGACATTACTGATGTGCCACTGGAATGTATTAAAAAAGTTGTGATCAAGTTACATGGCAAGCGACAACGCACCATTAACTTGAGCATGCTACGACGTCAAGGGCTTGACTTTGAGGAAATTGAAACCATCATGACAAGAACCTTGACCGAACTAGGTGATGCTGTGCGTGACGTTGATTTTATACTAGACGTTGGTGCTATTGCCACCATTGTACAACCCGAGACAGACAAACTACTCAAAGACTTATGAATGTTCGCTTACTCAGCTATAGTCAACCTACCCAGGAATTTGCAACTCAAGGCATTGGCGATGCGCAGGAACTCATTGCGTACTGCGCCCGTGTCAGCAATCCCTCCAACCAATTCAACACAGACACTAGCGAGAAACTCATCCGGTACCTGGTCAGACACCAGCACTGGAGTCCCCTCGAAATGGTTTCAGCTTGCATGGAAATTACGACAACAAGAGATATTGCGCGGCAAATGCTCCGACACAGAAGTTTCAGCTTCCAGGAGTTTTCGCAACGCTATGCTGACCCAACAAAGGATCTTGAATTCGTACTACGCGAAGCCCGACTGCAAGACACCACAAATAGACAAAACAGCATAGAGCTTGTGCAAGACACACCCGAAGCACGTGTCTTGGCCATTGGATGGCAGCATGCTCAACAACGTGTGAAACTGGCCGCCATTGAAGCCTACCGCTGGGCCATTGAAAATGGCATTGCCAAGGAACAGGCTCGTGCGGTGTTACCCGAAGGCATGATGTCAAGCCGACTGTACATGAACGGCACACTAAGATCATGGATTCATTTTATTGAATTGCGATCAGCCAACGGCACACAAAAAGAGCACCAGGCGGTGGCTCAGGCCTGTGCCGAAGCCATTGCGGCAATATTCCCAATGGCATCAGATTTAGTTGCAAAATAGCCACTGGTGTGCTAAAATACACACATGTCTCACAACACCATTCAATCACCAGAATACCAAGTGATCAACGATCGAGTTGAACGCATTTCAAACATTGTGGTACACGAATTTAGCATGGGAGATGTAGATGATCCAGACCTGTATGCGGCGCAGCCAATAAGTGAATGGCAAGACAGTGCTGCCGGTCAGTTTGTAATGACTCATGCTGTGGAGAAACCTTATTGGACACGCCGGGTCGATCAGTACAGTTATGGATATCAGTATGCCATAGTGGCCAGAATGCGTGAGCCAGATCAAACATTTTTTAGGTTGAAATTCAAATGACATTTTTAGTAACAGGCGGCTTAGGCCTTATTGGGCATAATGTAGTACAACGACTGCAAGCACGTGATGAACAGGTGGTTGTATTAGATACCAAAACCACTTACTTTGATTTTATTCCTCAAGAGGAACTTGACTACTTGATGGCCGAGCGACAAAAAAAAATTGCGCCAGACACCAAGATCGAGTGCTATGATATTTCAAATTTTTGGACCTGCGATTTGGCAGTACAAAACCACAAGCCCCGGGTCATTATTCACTGCGCCAGCTACCCTAGACAAAAGGCCGTGAATCACAAGCCAACTGAGGCTGCTGATGTTATGATGAGGGGTCTGGTCAACATGCTTGAGAGTGCCAAAAAACACGGCATTGAACGATTTGTGTACATCAGTTCAAGCATGGTGTACGGCAACTTTGAAGATGATGTGCTAGAGGATGATCCATGCCATCCGCAAGGACAGTATGGTATTTTAAAATTATGTGGAGAAGAACTTGTTAAAGATTATGCTCGCCGCTGTGGCTTTGAGTATGTTATTATTCGCCCTAGTGCTGTATACGGACCTCTTGACGTGGCGGATCGAGTCATTGCAAAATTTATGCTTGCCGCCATGCGAGGCAGCACTCTTTGTGTTAATGGGGCAGGGGAGACACTAGACTTTACCTATGTGGATGATGCTGCTGATGGTATCGTTGCCGCAGCCACACGCATCATGTGTCGTAATATGACATTCAACCTCACCAAGTCGCATAGTGTAAGTTTACTAGAAGCTGCTGAAATGATTGTTAAAATTGTGGGTCGAGGCACCATTGAAGTGCAGGACCGGGATGAAGACTTTCCAAGTCGAGGTGCGCTAAACATTGATCGTGCTCGAACCATCTTGAGTTTTGATCCCAAAGTAGACGTAGAAGAAGGATTCCAAAAGTATTATGAGTGGCTGAGCCAGTCAGATTATTGGAACAATAAAATTTAATCACTGGCTACTAGATTGCGTTTCATAAACGCATAAGCGGCCAGCCACGACCACTCGTAACTCTTTTTAAGTTCCGCAAAATCTCCTGCTACTGAGTCATAGTATTCCACCGCATCTTCTGCACCTATATGACTCCACTTCACTTGATCGTTATCGTGATTTTGTATCAACCACTGATGCATACGATGTTCGCTTTCTACATCGGGTAGACTGGCTCTTAACTTGATCACTTCACGAAATGCAGTACGCCAGGCTGTCCAAGGCGATTGGGTATATTCTGCGGTACCAGAAAGTACAGGAATCACCTGGTGCAACTGCTCGGTGGCAAAATCCAAAGTTTGACCAGCTGTTTGCAACACCAAGTTGCGATTGTAGGCAATCATGGCCATGTGCCCGTATTGTAAACCATTGATAGGATTGTGTGCATGGAAAATATAATGTTTGGCCTGTTGCATGCGATCTGGCTGCCAACTCCAATCAAACCGTTCATCAACTGATAATTTTGCCGGCACACGAAAATACCAGGCTGTGTTTGAGGCAGCAGCACCTGCTTGTTCAGATTGTACTCGACCATTTATTCGATCCACACGATACAGTCGATTTGGTAATTTTTTAACCTGGTGACTCAAGTGATCATAATGCCGATCGGCCATTGGCTCCCCGTTTGAAACAAACACAATGTCCAGCGGAGCGTCTTTTAAAATTCGTTGTGAACGGTCAATGTAGGAATAGTCATACAACTGTGTCTTTATGTAAGGCACAGCCACACGTGGCACCACAACTGTGCCTGCACCGCTGCTGACAGGCACAATGGTTTTGGTCTGTTCACGCCATAATGGCACAGTGACTAGATCTCCAGGTATGTAGTCATGGTTGGTAAATGTAGCAAGTGGGCCTGCCCACTGTGTTGTTTTTACTGCATTTATTTGGTCGTCATCATCATGTTGAATCACAGGCATGGGACGTCGTGGTACCGACCGTCGAGTCACATAGTTCACACTGTACCATTCCAATAACTGTTTCTTCTCTGCTCGTTCAGCAAATGTGGGCACATGCATGTAGAACGTATCGCCAAACTTTTCCCGGTCTGATGCAAATACATGCAACATTGTGCTTTGCCAAGTTTCCGGGTGCCACGAGAAGTCAAAGTCAGTGTAGTCACAGATACTGCTACACACCCATACGTGTTCGTACTCGCCTACAAGGCTCTTGGCCAAGCGTATCAAGGTGTCTCTGTAGTTGTCAAAGTAACGCACCTTTCGAACCGTTCCTTCTATGCAGCCAGCATTGCCATCCAGGTGATCAATTTCAAATACAGGTGCAGCTTCTCGCTTGACTTCGGCTCGCATCATATCCACATACTTGAACTCAGTGGCACCGGGCATACGATACTGTGGACCACCGGTCTTTTGGTGTTGTGTGGCAAACTGATAGATATAATCTGGTTCGCCCGGATCTGGGACCCACGAAAAATCCATATCGGTTAGATCGATATGTTTTGGAATATGCCAGTTGGTCATGTCTGTCAATAACTTGGCCACAGGACCTGGCATGTATTTTCTGTCAGTTGCACCGGGCATGTGATATTCTACTGTGGGCATTTTTTCTGCTGGCCACCATTGGTTACCAAACACATAGATGTAGGGCGGGCTGCCAGGTTCGGGTTGCCAGGTATAGTCCCATTCCGAGTCTATGACGGTGTGCCAGTGGTTGTCGTGGCGCGGCAACAACTGTGCAGGAATATCCATGTATTTGTGTTCTGTAGCACCTGGCATGTGATATTCTACTGTGGGCATAACTTCTGCCGAATAGTACTGATTGCCAAACACATAGTTGTATGGAGGTGACCCAGGATCGGGTTCCCACGACCAATCAAAGTCTGCAGGATAGTGCTGTACAAAACGTGCCGGATCTCCACTGCGACAAGCACGTGGATGATCCATGTACTTGATTTCAGTGGCACCTGGCACACAGTATCTCAGTGCTGGACGCTGTTCCGGTGTGAGCCACTGATTGCCGAACACGTAGATGTAAGGTGGATCAGTAGGGTTGGGCCTCCAGGAATAGTCAAACTGTCGGATGTCGTCTAACAATTCCCAGGCAGTGATATCTTGTGCTAGAGTAGCAACAATATCATCAACATACTTGATTTCAGTGCCGCCGGCATTGTATACCACAGTGGGTTCCAACACAGCCGAGTTCCACTGATTACCAAACACGTACATCATCGGTGGATCAAATGGATTTGGTTCCCACGAGTAATCAAATTTGCTCACTGCTAAATTATGACCAAACAGTTGGGGTTGCGGAAGCCTTGTTGTGCGACGATCCATGTACTTGACTTCTGTTGCGCCTGGAACAACGTATTTGACACTGGCTTTGAACTCAGGCGGATTCCACTGATTGCCCCACACATAGATATAAGGCGGATCTTTAGGATTAGGCACCCAGGACCAGTCCCAGGCAGCTCGATCAATTTCCTCTTCGACTGTCCAATTGTCTAAACAATTTTCTAGCGTAGCAACGTGCGAGTCAACAAACTTGTCTTGTGTGGCATCTGACATTTGGTAAACAACAGTGGCCATTTCTGTGCCGGGCCAATGCTGATTGCCAAACACATAGTTATAAGGTGGTTCTGTAGAATCTGGATGCCATGAATAGTCAAAGCCCTGTAGTGCTTGTAGTTTTTTAAATGACTGTTTGTTGGGTAGTCTGCGATGTTGTATTTCTACATACTTGCGTTCGGTTGCGCCGGGCACAGTGTATAATGCGCCACCATTGGGCTGCCATTGTGTGGCGAACTCGTAGATATACGGAGCATCGTGGGGATCTGGGTGCCAACTAAAATCTATACTGTTTCGATCCACAGTATCAGGAACAACCCAGTTTTCGTAAGCTGGTTTGATACGTGCTGGTTGATCCATGTACTTGCGTTCTGTTGCGCCCGGTACATGATACTCCACTGTGGGCATCTTTTCTGCACTCCACCACTGGTTACCCCACACATAGATATAAGGAGGATCGCCCGGATCGGGTTCCCAACTCCAATCAAACTCACAAGGATACAAACAAGTGAATCGGCTTGAATCGGGCAATCGCACAGTGCGAATGGTGTCCATATATTTTTTTACAACAGCACCAGGCACATGATATTCCACACTGGCACGAATTTCAGCAGGCCAATGCTGATTGCCAAACACATAGATCATTGGCGGATCAAACGGATTTGGGTGCCAGCGGAACACAGGATCCGCAGGGTCTACTGTATCATACACTTTCCAGTCCTGCCGATTGGACTGTGTGCGGACAACAAATGCGTCCATGTACTTGCGTTCAGTTGCGCCAGGAATTCTATACTCCGGACCGCCCACACGGTCCCAATCCCACTCTACCGGGAATTCATATATGTAAGCAGGATCAGTGGGGTTAGGTGCCCATCTGAGATTTATACTGGCAGGATCAATCCATTCGGGAATATGCCAAAAATCAACATTGGGCAGTCTGTGAACTTGATCATCTGTGTGGTAATTTGTTTCTGTATATCCATCCTTGGGTATAAGATAAACTCCAGCATCCAGTTGATATTGATCCAACCAGGCATGACGTTGATCAGCCTGCCACGGCACAGGCTCCCAAAGAAAATCAAAGTCACTATAGTCCGCTAAGTAGTGTATCCACCAGAAATACCTTGTGCGACTCAACTTCTGTGCATGTTCGATGCTGTCAGCTGCTCGCTCGTGTGCAACCACTCCTGGTTTTGTTCCTGAATAAAATACGTCAAACATGATTAGAATAGATGAAATTTACCACCATACTTTTTGGCCCTGGGTGCGACAACATCGGCCGGGAATGAGAGTTTATTATTGTGATCCATTTGGTAGAAGTGATGCCGACAGTGTGGTGAACCAAGGTATAGATGACATCTGCGAACACAATTATATATTCTTTTTTGACCAAGAGCCTATTCATTTGAACATACACATGCCTACCTTTGAGGAAATTCGTCGTGGGAGAAATCCAGACATACACTGGAATTTTCCCAAATCCGATCCAGGCTATCTAGTGACCAGTGAAAAAGATTCAGACTCGGTGGATCAAGTTTGTGCTCAATACCATTGGACTCCTCTGTATTATTTTTTTCATGGCTGGGCGTCACTGGACTGGTATCGCGGCTACAATCAAACGTTTTTGATAGTTCCGCCTGCTCAACGAACAATTACCCGAACATTCATAGCACCCAATCGCATCATAGCCGGTGAACGCAAGCATAGATTGGAAATGTTGTACCATATATTCAAAAACAACATGCTGGACAATCACATCAGCTGTCCAGCTGTGTGTCCTGCGGAAAATATCAGCATACTAGAAGCTGTCAAATCGTTGAATCAAAAGTATCCGGACATTGAATCTGTATTTGCGCAACAGTCATTGCCCATTAACTTTGCAGGAGAAGCAGATCATCCCATGCACAGTTGTTGGCTCAGTTTGTTTGATGAATCTGCTGAAAGTTTGTTATACTTGGTTACTGAGACTGTGGCCACAGGACGTAGACATCATTTGACTGAAAAGACATTCAAACCAATTGCTCTGGGCATGCCGTTTGTGATTGTGGGAACTCAGGGCAGTTTGAAATACCTGCGCAGTTATGGCTTCCGAACGTTTGAAGGCATATGGGATGAAAGTTATGATCAAGCCGAAGATGATGTACGCATCGAGCGCATTGCCAGTCTGCTGCGTAGCTTAGATGAATTGCCCACAGAGGCCAAGCAAGATTTGTTTGATCAAGCACAAGAAGTAATCAAACACAATTGGGATCATTTTTACGGTGGCGGCTTTGAGTCTGTGTTATGGCAAGAACTACAGGACATGTTGAATGACATTGAATTTAGTCGCTGACAAAACTGTCAAAGGCAAAATATACCCGGCGCTGACTTGTCATGAGGCCTGGCCCTATACCCCGGGCTGGCGCGAGTTTGGCCAACACTGGCCCTATACCACACCATTGCGACTGCAAGAATACTGTGCAGAACATTCAGTGCCTATTAATATATTTTCAATTGAAGATCAATTGCCTAACAACACTTACTACCCCATCTGTCTGGGATTCTTTGATTTTGATATTAATTATATTGCATTGTTGCCCACCGAAGTTGGTGAAAAACTAAAGCAAAAACAACTTCGACTGTTGTTTTATTATCATGAAGGTGATAATCCACAACGTATTAAAAATAGGCTGGATGCATTGTGTCAGGCTCATAGCATGCCTGCCAATTGCTATGTGTTTGTCAGTTCCAATTCAACAGCTGATCGATTGCCAGGATTTGTGACCTTTCATGATTTTGAGTTATGGTACTACCAGCGCAATCTTGAGGTCACAGCATTGCCTGCACATGATCAACCAAGAGAACGTGATTTTACCTGTTTGAGTAGAATACACAAATGGTGGCGTGCCACTGCCATGGCCGACTTGTGGCAGAGTGGATTGTTGGACAATTCATACTGGAGTTATTGCGAGACTGCGTCTGGCGAGGATGATGATTGCCCCATCGAAGTAGATGCAATTTCTCGATTGAGATATGAGCGCAAGAAATTCCTAGAAGGCGCACCATACATCAGCGACGAATTGAACTTCGAGCAATCAAACGATCACAGTCGATTGATTGAGAAGTATCATGTCAACAGTTATTGCAACATTGTGTTGGAAAGTCAATTTGATGTGGATCAGTCAGGTGGGTGTTTTGTTACAGAAAAAACATTCAAACCCATCAAACATGGACAAATGTTTTTCATAGCCGGTGGTGCTGGGAGTCTACAGGCTCTGCGTGATCTTGGTTATCGGGTGTTTGATGGCATATTGGACAATCAGTACGATCTCGAACACAATCACACTCAGCGTTGGATCATGCTCACAAAGGCCATATATGATGCTCGACAAAATTTGCCGGCCTTGTTCGAACAGTGTCGATCTGACATAGAACACAATCAACAGTTATTTGTGTCGTCAAAGACTGAACGTTTAAATACCCTAATCAAGGAAATCAATGAATCCCATTAACTCTTACACCAGCTGGCAACCACTTGAAGAAGTCATTGTGGGCCGTGCATACACGCCAGACTATTTTGACTTTATTGAAAATGCGCAGGTGCGCAATCAACTGCAACAAATTCTTGCTGAGACCGAAGAAGATTTGACCAATTTGCAAAAGACCATTGAAACTTATGGTGCTCGAGTACGTAGACCTGACCTGCCTGACAAGCATGATTTTCAACGTGATCAAATGAAAGGCAATGGTGCGCCGCTGCCGCCGCTCACACCGCGAGACTGGCAGATCACACTGGGCAACAAACTGTTGCGTGTGCTGGCTGTGCAAGAACTCGATACACTGTGTGTAGAATATGAAAAAGCTGGTGGCACAGTGATCAATCCGCATGGGCCAACAGGCTGGGATGAAAATTGTATTCTCAATCAAGCATCAGCGTCATGCATTGTGCGTGTGGGTCGTGATGTGTTTTTTGACAACTCGGACTTTTTGCGGCCAGATCAAACACGCTGGATAGTGGACAATGTGTTGGGACCAGAATATAGAGTACACGAGGCTGTGACAGACGGACACGGTGATGCTGTGTTTGCTATACTCAAGCCTGGTGTGTTGTTGTCAAGCAAACATGATGTCAACTTGGATTTGGCCAAAGACTTCCCTGGCTGGGACGTTTGCAAAATCTGGGATAGTTCGATCTGGGCTGCTATGGAAGTTGGCAAGTTCAAATACGAACAATCGCCGGGCGCATGGTATGTACAAGGACAAACTCCCACACCAGAGTTCACAGACTTTGTGAACACCTACTTGACCAAATGGATTGGTTTTGTGGCCGAAACTGTGTTTGATGTCAACTGTTTAGTGCTGGATGAGTCGCATGTGATCTTTTCAGCATACAACCGAGAAGTATTTGACTATTGTCGCCGGCATCGGATAGAACCTATCATCAGTGAACTGCGACACAGCTATTTCTGGGATGGCGGCATCTCATGCTGTACACAAGACATACGCCGACGCGGCGGATTAGAAACTTATCTATAATACACTGCTTGGTCAAATGCATGTTCGTTTACTTGATCAGACTTTTGCAAAATACTGTTGTAAACCATTTCAGCAAAAACAAAATTTCCATTGTCAGTGAAATGATTACAAGAATGATTCATTTTAGACAACTCGTTGTTCTGACTAAACTTCGATAGTTGCACTAACTCTGTTGATATGTGTATTCCTTCAAGGTACGATCTTTCATCTTGATTGCTAGTAAAACAATGCAGATGCACAACTGTTTTGTCTTTGAGCAGTTGATTCAGTTCTTTGTACCAGTTTATACTGCACCATGTGTTGAAATCGTAGTCTGACAAATACTTAATATAAAAATCATTCAAGTCTTGATTGTACCCCTGTGCCCAACCTGGATTCCCTGTCAGAGATCTATATATGTCAGTATGGCAAATTACAAAAATGTCGGTTTTCTTGAATTGTTTTGTTTGAGCATACTTGAATAAATCAACACGCGACGGCCACCATCCGCAGCCTGGATATCCGTGTCCTTGAAGCGTTAGGTCTAGCATTTGCGCTAACTTTGCCGGCCAATGATTATTAATATCCTGCCTGTAGAAGCAAAAACTATCACCGGTGATGTAAAGATTTTTTCTTTTCATGAACATACCTTTATAAGCATGAAATATTTATATTGCTGTATCACAACCAATCGGAGTAATTTTATTATTTGACGGCTTTGATTCCGTACAGCAAAGAAATTTCTTTGACCAGACCTTCAGCAAATTGTTGATCAGTGTCGTACACCCAGTGATACCGTGTTTCAAATTTGGCCTTGCTGAATAGACCTTGCCACATTTTGTTGCCCAAGATACTGTAGTGGTTGGGGTTGTTTTCGTGCATCCAAGTGCGTTGATTATCAGGCGCAGGTACTTCAATAAATGCCTGGCCGCCGGGCTTCAACACACGGTGAAATTCATACAGTGTAAACAGCGGATAAGGACTGTGTTCCAAGGCATGTCTGCACCAGATAAAATCCACGGAGTTATCCTCCCAGGGCAAGTCACTCATGTCAGCATGTGTTATTTTGAGACCTGCTGATTCACATGCTGCCACATCGTCAGGACTGAGTGTGACTCCTGTGACATCTTGATAGCCCAATTTATGTGCGGCTTGTGCAAACAAGCCTGGACCACATCCTATGTCAATGATGCAGGCTTCGTGTTGCAAATCAAACTCAGGCAAAAATTGTTTGGCAAACTCAGGGATGATTTGATCATGAAATCCCCCAGGCACCTCACTGTAAACAGTGCTCAGGGCCTGTTGATTATAGCGTTGGAATTTTTCAAAATTCATCTGACGTTACCTCTTTGGTATAGAATCTACTGACATCATTATCATCAGGCCCTGTAACAGGTGTCAGTGGCAATTCTGTCAGTACTTTTGGCCAAGCAATGATGGACATCAATCCTGACATTCCAAATACATTTTCAGCATTGCCGGCAAAGTTATTTGGGTTGTAGTTGTTGATCTGTGCCCAATAAAATCGATAGCCCAAAGGCTCCAAAAATTCGTATATCTCTCGCAGTTGATTAGATTCATGTGCTTCATAAAAGATCACTGGACATTTCTGTTGTATGATTTTTTTGCATCCTTGCAACACCTGAAGTTCAGAGCCTTCTACATCTATCTTGATCATGTCTGGCAAGTCCAGTCCAGCTGTGTCTAGGGCAATGGCGGTGGTTTCAATGCCAGAAAAATCATTGGTTACCTTTACCATGCCAAAATTACCTGTGATTTCTGGATCGTAGTCCGTGATATAACATGTGTTATTAGTGTTGGACACTGCATATTTTCCAATAAAAACATGATCAAGGTCTTTGGTATTTTGTTCCAACAAAGCATAATTTTTAGGATGCGGTTCAAATGCATAGACTTTCTTGGCCACACTGGCAAATGCAGTGGTGTGATAACCTATGTTGGCTCCTATATCGTAGACCACGGAATTTTCGTTCAGCATGGCCAACAAAAATTCCAGTTCAAATTGGCTGTACTCTCCGTAGAGATCTAGACTGCGTCCAATCATTTCATCAGTGCTGTAGAAACTGAAATTGTTGCTGTATCTAGTTTTTGTAGATTTAATCATGAAAATACCTTTACTCCATATCTTGTTTCAAAACGGTCAGCATCTGCTCGATCATTGACCATGGGCTCGCCACGTATGTTCAAACTGGTGTTGAGCAACATGGGACAACCTGTTTGGGCGTACCATGCTTCCAACAACTTTCTTATGCCTGATCCATCCTTCGCCACAGTCTGTACTCGGCTGGTGCCATCAACATGACATATGGCAGGATAAAGATCAGGGTAACGACAGCCAGCTACTGACTGCATGAAGTCATGAGTATGCCAACCGCTAGGCATATCAAAATAATTGCCAGCCAGTTCAGCCAAAACAACAGGGGCAAAAGGTCGGAATTTTTGTCTGCGTTTGATTTCATTCACTCGGTCTTTAATTTCTGCACCTCGGGGGTCAGCCAGGAGACTCCGGTTACCCAGTGCTCTGGGACCAAATTCAGCGCGACCAGAGGCCACTCCTGCAATTCCAGTATCAAGTAGATGGCGCACAAGATTGTCAACAGGATAAGCACCGGGAATATTGTGACCAAGGTAAGCATTGTGCCAATGCAGACGCTTGCCATACGCAAGGGCAGCCGCACCCAGGCTTGACCCAGCATCTCCTGGGCAGGGCATGATCCAGACATTATCAAAGTATTCCCCTAGTTGTCTGTTGGCCAAACAGTTGAGTGCCACACCACCTTGATACACAAGATTGGTTGACCACTTGAAATCTCTAGCTCTACGCATGACATTGCCTATCAGGCGTTCTAACAATCGCTGAGCAGCGGCAGCAATGTCCGCATGATCAACACCACCCATGAATTTATCATTAACACCTGTGTGCAAGTTTTGTTTAAATTCTATGTTATACGGGTCACTGATCAGCACTGCTTCCATGAGATCATGGTAATGGTCATTGCCATACGCTGCCATGCCCATGGTAATATATTCTTCGTCTAGTGGGTGTAGGCCCACACGCTGAGTAATTGCACTATAAAAGAGACCCAGGCTGTGCGGATACTGCTGCCCCCACAGTCGTCGATACTGTGCTTGTCCTGATGCATCATACTCTGCTCCCCAGATTGATATAGTATCCCACTCGCCTATGGCATCAATCACCACCACGGTGGCACGGTCATATGGGCTGGTTTGAAAACCTCCGGCTGCATGTGAGAGATGGTGACTGTAACAACTGTGTGATGCTTTTGAAAAAAATCCTTTGAGTTGTTGCTCAAGTATTTGTTTTGTGGTCAACTTGTGCCACTCTATGCCTTGGCCACTGTACAATTGACGTAGTTGTTTTTTCCATGGCGTCTCATAGTAAGCCACATGATCGATGGCAAAATTTTTGTCACATGCGTCCAAGATTAGACCAAGGTTGATGTCAGCATCATTTTTCTTCTTGCTGTAGCGTTCTGCATGTCCAGCAAATACAATGTCACCTCGTGAATTGATCACTGTGGCCGCGGCATCATGAAAGCCAGCTGAGATACCTAAGATATTCATTTGTAGATAAAAGGATCTCGTTTGCGAAGTTCTTTTAATTTTTTACGATAACGTATTTCTAACGTGATTCTATCCCAAATTCTGCGTATCCAATTCATTTCAATCTCCTTATTTGTTGTTCAGCATAGTCTGGATCGCTCCAGCAATATTTATATGTAGCTTCAACTGAACTGGTTCGAATTTTATACACATCCAAATGTTCGGCCAGCTGTTGCCAAATACGGTTGTAGTCCAGGGTTCCAAAACTGCGAGAAAGATTGACTTGCGCTACTTTGGGATGCCCGATTGTCAAACTTTTATCGTCAGGATCAAATCCATTGTTTGTTAACCAGGCTCGGAATTCTGCAATTTTTTTAATTTGCCAATCATGTGCTCCGGGATCTCTAGCCCACTCAATATCAAAATCTCCAGCAGCTTCAATTTGATTGCTTAGGCTGGTTGTTATCAATTGGTCTACGCCGCTGCCTTCATCGTTGAACACTTCCCAATGTGTTTTGCTCACGGCCTTGTTCACGCCCACATACACTCCGCCTATTTTTCGATTCAGTGTCTCAATGCCAAACAGTTCGTAATCTTGAGGTTCTAGTGTGAATCTAGGAGCATTGAGCCAGCACATCAGCTGGCTGGGTCGCCGCCACTCAGGGGCTTGTATGACTTTACGCATGCTGAGCACAAGACTTTCATATTCATGACACAACAAGTTGAGTTGGCGTATATGCCAGCGTGTGCCAGCATCTGCTTGAAGCCAATAAGGACTCATGGCACCCGATTGTCCTTGCAGGTCTTCAAAGTAACGATGCAACCAATTCATTCGGGCATGGTTGACGCCAAGATCATCCTGTATGGTATCCGTCACTGTGAAATGGTCACGAATTGTGTAACCTAAATTGGCTGAGTTAATGGCTGAGATACTGGCGTTGATCTGATCAATGATGTATTCGGCTGTGCGTTTGCTTTCGGTCCAGCCAAGCCAACAGTAATTTTTTTCCAAATGCAAATCATTGGCAATGATGTCATTCAGTGCTGAGATCCATTTGCGGCTGAGACTGTTGTCTGCCACATCTATGTACACTGTTAGTTCACTGTTGTGCCCTCGTAGGGTCATTTCAATTTGGTCAAGCAATTTGATTCCACCATTCTAGTACCGCCGGACGACCTGCCAGGATTTCTGCCATGGTTGTGGGCTGGGTGCGTATGTTTTCTAATTGTAACACACGAGCCTTGCCTTTTGCAATGCCTTTGTGATATTGATCTGGCCATTGTTCTTCAAATGTAGGCCGCTGTTTCAATTGCAACAACATGTCGTGCAAGACTCCATCCACATCGGACGCCAATTCATCAATCCAGGGCTCGAGCAATGATCTAGGCATGGCCAGTGGACTCATCACAATGTCTGGCGTGAATGAAAATATCACTTTGGCCAGGACGTCAACTCCGAATTTTTGGGCAAGTTGTTTAATACGTGTAACTTCAAACATTCCGGGCAAAGTGAGCGTAAAGTCAATTCTGACTTGACGTCTGTGATGTTGGATCGCAACTGCTTGACCAAAATTGTCAAGCCACTGATCATAGTTGAGGCCCGTTCTAATGTATTCTCCAATTGTGCCTGTGCCGTCGAGGCTTGCACATATCTGCCAATCACGCAGCCCGCCAAGAATATCGCGATATAAATTAACACCTCGATAATCCACTCTGGATAAATTTGTATTGTATCTAGCATAAACACGTGGTCCATCCCCTAATTCAACTATGCGTTTCATGTAACGCCAGTGTTGTTCATACATGAGTGGTTCGCCACCTACCCAGTACACTTCTTCAACACGATGCTGTTCCACAGCCGCAGCAAATTCTGCTTCAACTTGACTGTCTTGAAATGCGGAAATTTCTTGTCGCACTGCGGGTTGCATCCAGGTGTTCTTGGGATTTGACCAATCTGTCATGTTGTGTTGACGTTGTTCGCTTTCCCAGCTTGAACTCAGCATGTCACCGCAGGTTCTACATTTGAAATTGCATAAATTTGAAAATCTATAATCCCAACTCACAGGTTGCATGGTGGTGTGGCCCGAGTCGTCTGTGGTCTCCCATATGTCAGGATACTTGTGCTTGAACAACTGCCAGAAATATGTGCGATAAACATCAGTATTCAACAGCTTGTTGTTGCACACTTGGCATTCGGGCAAGATTTCGCCTGCCATCATACGTCGACGAACACTCTGCATGTGTGGTGAATTCCAGTGCTGTTCTAATGTTATAGGAATATATTTGCCTGACCCTGCATCAGTATCTATGTATTGTTTGAAATTCTGCGCAGGCTCACGTGACGCACAACACATACGACGCTCGGTTTGCGGACTGAGGTAGGTATGCACCCAAGGTGCCATGCATAGACTCATTGGTAATCAATCAAGTCAGCAAATTCGGGTTCAACTGTGCGTAAGTTTTGATTGCGTTTACGATCCAAGTCTGCAATTTTCATACGCAACATAAATCCATCTGTTGACGCACCTGTATTCATGAAGTCCACAATGCGGTCAAACTCTTCACGGTACTGAGGCGGCACGTCTGCTGAGCGTAGATGTTCTGTGATTGCTGCCTTGGCAGTGTCTGGCAATGTGGCAATACTGAAGTACCAGGCATCGTGCATCATGTTCCAGTACACAAAGTCAAAACCTTGGGTCACAATCCAACGAGCCAGTTGATCAATGTAACGCACATTGAACACATTCACAGTACTACAGCATTGCAACCGCAAGTTGGGCATTTGAGTTTTTAGATACTGAAAACTTGTGATGTTGTCTAGTACCACAGCCCAATCTGCATTGGTGCGTTGGTACTCAAAACGTGCGCCTAGGTCATCAATGCTGAATGCAATTTCCACAGTTTTGAAATGTTTCCAAATTGCTTCGCCACGTACAGGATATTGTGTACCATTTGTATTGTAGTGTATTTCAACTTGATGTGCAATACCACGATCCACAATGCCTTGCAACATGTCAAAGTGTTCGTCGATCATGAATGGTTCGCCGCCAGTAAATTCAATGTAACGAATGTCTGTCAGCACCGAATCGATCTGTTGCCAGAACTGCTCATTCTCTCTAGGCCAGGCGCCGGCACGTAGCATTTGATATGCATGGCTGGACTTTTGTTGCTCACGTGGCAACTGGTTGATTTCTTCTGTGGCAAACTGACTGCTTGACCATGATCCACAGATGCGGCATTTCAAATTACAAATATTGCCCAGTTTCAAATCCAAGAACATCATGGGTTTGGCATCCGCGGTCCATTCTGTGTCTGCAATCGAATGCTTGAGTCGGTCCAAGGTGTGCATGCGTTTGCTGGTACGGCCACCGCGTTCTTCATTCCAACATTTGCGACATGTTTGTGGCTTTTTGCCCGCAAGAAATTGTTCACGTAATTCTCGCATGTGATTGGAGTTCTGTATGTCCGCAAAGTTGGCAGTGCTTAACTCAAACTTGTTACCGTTATTGTCCAGAATTTCATCATCAGCAAGACAACATGGACGCACTGTGCCAATTGGTGAAGCTTCGATACTGACCCAAGGCAGTACACAAAATTTATCGTGTGGTATATTCATTTCAATGCTGCCAATTCTGGAATTACATCCAAGATGTTTTCTTTTCTAATTGAATCCAGTTCATGTGTCTTGCGCCAAAATGTATCAATTAGATGTGTGTTGTCTGTGGCCATCATAAACTTGACAGCACTTTCAAAACCAGTTGTGGCACGTTGCAATGGGTCGTGACCTTGCAACCAGGCAATATGATCAGCAAACTTTGTTGCCAACTGCTCTTTGTATTCAACTGGTGCAATATCAATTCTGTAATGTGGCGGATCTTGTAAAATATTCACATTGATATCTTGTGGTTTGATCAGACCTTTTTTGACCCAGTCCTGATGAAAGTCAATCATGCTCCAGGCATTCATTATGCTCAAGGTTGGGCTAATATAAAAATCTACATCAGGACATATTGCCAACATTTCTTGGCGGTTGTTTTCTACCACTGTCCAGTCTGTGCCTTTACGAATGTATTCTGCACGTGGACCTGCGTCGTCAAGACTCGCGCCCACCGCCACTGAATCAAACTGTTTCCAGTATTCAAACACACTTTTGCCCTTGAGTTCCGTATGCGTGAAGTTGGTGTTGTAGATCAATCGCACATCAAATCTTTCACGACGAACCAGCTCTTCAAGAATGTTATAATGTTCTTCCATCAACAGGGGTTCGCCGCCAGCAAAGTAAATTTGTTCTACATAATCCAAATGTGGCTTCAGTTGCGACCACATGTCTGTTTCTGTGCGTCCTGCATAGTTGAGAACTGTGTTACGATCCTTCCAATCTCCGCCGGCCAATTTGGCTTGATCCTGGTACCATTGTGAGCTAAAGATGTGTCCGCATGAACGACATTTCAAGTTACATAGGTTACTAAAACGTATATCCCAATAGGTCATTTCAAATGGGTTCTCTTCCAATTTTTTTATGTGATGCCCGTGATGTTTGTTGGCCGATCGGCGTCCTGAAAAGAAACCTGACTCTTCCTGTTCATAACAACGTGTGCAGGCCGCATGCGGAGTCTCCGTCAGCATGTCTGTGCGCAGTTTTTGCATGGGCGTATCACGCCATATTTCTTCAAGTGTGTTTGTTCTACAGTTGCCCACAACACCAGGTTTCATTTCAGCATGGCAACAGGGATATGCTTCGCCTGTGGGATAGGCATGTAGATGTATCCATGGATATATGCAAAATGTTTTTGATTCGGTCAACAAGAATTTCTCACGTTCTGTGAGTTCTGTGGGTCGAATCAGATCAGTGCTGTTGTATTTGTATCGAGTCATACCATTCTTTTAATTTGGGAAATGCCTGAGCAAAGTCTTTACCTCGTCGTTGATCATACTGTATGTAAAACTGTTTAAAGTCATTCAACAACTTGGGCATTTCAAATGCTTCTGAGTGCGGGGTTTTGACCACATCCAGATAATCAATCAAGCGTTGTACATGATTGATTTCGTGTTCGTGCAGACAAGGATTGTTACGATTGCGGAACAACCAAGATTCCAACTGCAATCTATAATCATTACGTAGATTGTATGGCAGCACCAATGCACTTTGGAAACTGGGGAAACGTAGAATGTTCAATGTAAAGTTCAGTTGATCACGGCCATATCGTTGTTTCAATGTCAACATCATGTCAAGGTGGCTCACCAGACTGTCCAAGCACAAGGCATTGATGGTACACATCACATGCACGGCACTGACAAACCGGCCTTCCAACAAAAACAACACATTGTTGAACCATTGATCGTAGTCGAGGCCATCTCTAATATATTCGGCCTGTGTGAATGTTGCTTCCATAGAGGTATACAGATCCACCTTGGGCAATGAGGCAACTGACACAGCAAATTCTTTCATCTTGTCCAGGTCAATGCCAAGATTTGAATTGATGGCCAGTCGTGTGGTACTGCGTCCTTGATTGGTCTTGAACCACTCTATTAGTTTCCAGGTATAGCCTGACATCAAGGGTTCACCACCGGTTATTCGGAGTTCTTGGAGGGTTCGATGTAGGTCTCGTTCCCACCATTCAAAGAAGGCTTCTACGTACGGATTAGCTTCACCGAATTTATAAAGTTGAGCACTATCATGAGTGTGAGTAAAATGGTTCCTGCCATCGCTAACCAGTCCCACATAAGCACCATTTTTCCGGATATCATTGACCCAAGTGGAACTAAAAGCAGGATTGCAATAAGAACAAGCAAATTGACAAGTG